TACTCCTCTTTGGATTTCACCCAGTAATGATTGATTCGAAAGAGGTCTACGGTTCTGGCTTCATTAAAAGGACCGGGGCACGGAACCTTCTGTTCATTCACAGGAACACCTTGGGTGTAAACAAAGGAGTGCGGGTTACCCGCAGGGCAGAGGGTCGCCATGGGCTGAACGATAGACTTGATGTGGGCGTCTGGTCTTTCCCCACGAAGAACATAGTTGCGTAGTACGCCGCCAGCAGGGCGCTTCTGGAAGCCGTTGGAGCCGTAGAACACCTCGTTCACCGCGACTCCTGGGTACTGTTCAAAGTCCTTTAGACGGTCCTTGAGGTCGCCTCCAGGGGCAAACAGGAACTCGTCTAGGTCAATGAACGCCATCCATCTAGACTGGTCACGAAACGCGGTGAGCGCATTGTAATAACAAGCCATCTGGCACATGTCCATGTCCGTGTAGAAATACGAAATGTCTTTCTGACCTTCGCACAGTTTTTTTGTGTTGTCGGTGCTGCCGTTGTCGTAGAGATAGAAATGTTCTACCCCAACGCCTCTGTGAAACTGGAGCCACTCCTGAAGGTTCTTGCCTTCGTCTTTCATTACGGCGACTACACTCAGGTAATGTCGTTTGGTTGTCATGCTGTAACATCCTCCACGATGTTCTTTTCTTTTTGTTCCATCAAGGCGTCACTGAGCGCCTGTTTCTTTAGGTCCATCATTTGGCGGTACAGAGCGAGTCTGCCGCCGACAATTTTATTAATATCATATAGCTCATCGCAAAGTGTCTTCAGAGCCATGCCCATTTCCTGGACGTGTTTCGGGTCATTGATACACTTAGACAGAGCTTTAACCCACTCCTTCTTTGGATTGGATGGGTCAATAAGATAGCCAGTCTGACCATTTACAATAATTTCATCATAGCACCCAACATTGGTTGCGACAAGAGGGATTCCGTAACGACCACATTCCATCGCTTTGATTTCTGATTTTGAGTCGTTGAACTCATTGTTGTCGAGTACTGCGATATTCACGTCGATGTTCCTGTACATTTCGCCGTAAGTGTTGGGGGGCATCGCAGGATAAATAGTGTAGTTGGACTGACCTCTGAGACCTTTCTTAACCTGCTGCTCGTAGCCTTCCCACACATCCCACTGCCAATCTCTTTCGCCCGGAGGTTGCTGTGGCTTTCCGTAAAACCCCCAGTGTACCTTTTGCGGACCCACTTTCTGGTTAACAAGATGGGGGATTAAGGAGAAATGCTTAATATCCACATCGTGATGAATTCCGCCTACCCAGCCCACACGAGTAAGTTTTTTCGGCTTGGGCAACTTCTTTGAGTTCCAGCAGGGGAGGCTGTAGTCGATTGCATTCTTAATAACGACAAGAGCGCCGTTTACAAAAGGGGCAATCCTTTGTGCGAACTTTCTTTGGGTGACGGAAACAAGGTCTACATTGTTGTAAATATACTTTGTAACCTCGTCAAGCTGTTGGTCTTCATACACACCATAAAGGCGATGCCCTTTGTACAGATTCGTTAGTAGGTCATCGGTATCAAAGTGGGTAAACTTCCCAAGCTCGTGCGCCTTCCTCATAACCTCAATGGTATAGTTTCCGCCGAAGTTGTGAATGTTTTGAGTAAAGACAACATCAGCCCACTTCAAGTTTTCGTACTCAAAGTTTTCAGGTGTAGTCTTTCCTGTCTCCTTACACCACCCCAACGGGTTGTCATCGAATCGGATTTCTACCTCATCCCCGTGAAGCTCTTCTAGCTTTTGCATCGGCAATAAGATTCGGTAGTAAGCGCATCCCCCGTGGTTAGATGGACATGCCAGAATTCTTAGTTTTTTAGTGTCACCCATATTTTTTACTGTTAAAAGAAAAGCAGTTGCTTATCCATTATAGAACAAGCAACTGCGGTTTACAAAGTATTCTTAGTCGATTTTGAGGGACTTTAGATGGGACAGATACCCATCATCGTCGTCCGAACCAGAGTCACTATCCGACTCCTGTGAGATAGAAGTGCCGCGAGTAATTGCGGTGAACTCTTCCATCAGGGTCTTTAGCTCCTCATACTCAGCAACTTTCACAAGACCGTGAATGTCGTGCTGCTCATCCATCCACTCGGCAATCTCCTTATCGGACCCAGCAGCAGTCTGCTTGGGCTTAGGCGAAGACTTGTCGTAATTCGGCCACTGCTGATTCTGTTGCTCCTTCACAATCTTGAAGTCCCAACCTTCTTTCAGGTCCGTCAAATCGCCAAAGTCCTCATCGAAGAAGCAGTCCAGGATTTTACCAAAGAGCTTTTGCCCGACCGACAGGATTTTCACACTCTCAGAGCGACGGTCCACAATATTCATGTAGAATCGCTTGTAGGACTTAATCTGTCGAGCGAGTCCAGCCAGTTCCTGACCTTTTGGAGTATCTTTGCCGATAGCGTTAATCTCTTTCCACATGTTGAAGTAAGTATCGCACACAGGACACTTATCTCCTTTCACACGAGGGCAGTGATAATTCTTATCGTTGATGCGGTGAATCGCAGTCTCAGCGTAAAACTCCTGGTCATTCTTACCTGGAAGAATACGCACCAGAGAGGTACCTTCTTCCATCATAAAGAACTTTTCCAGAAACTCTTTGTTGTCTTTCTTAGCGCCACCAGGATTGTTAATCTCCTGGTACTTTTTTCTTAGTTCGTCAATGTTGACCATATTCGTTAGTATTTTGTGGGGTTAGTAGTTGGTGCGCGTGGGAGGCTCCCACGGGCATTAGTATAATAGTCGGGTCAGCCCAAATTATCGATAAGTTTTGCCTCGGCTCGCCTATTCGCGGAAAGCTGAATAATGACATCTTTTTGGTGGTCTAGGCTACTGACTATATTTTTGCAAAGGTTAAACCGATGGGACTTTGAGACGATTCCTTTTCTCATTGTCTGGAGTTCGGGTACGCAGCGCACATAAGCGTCTAATGCTCTGTCGGTGGCTTTCTGTCCTTTTGAGAGAAGCTCTGCTCGGCGTTCTTCACGAAGCTCGGCTTCTCGGTCGTCAAGCACTACATTCGCTTTCTCTAGCTCTTTCTTGGCATACGCCATTACACCAGCGAAGAAAGCGAAGGTTGATGGGTGCTTTGCCATGGCGTCCTGAAAGTTATGTTCGTCTACGGCGACATACTTTTTGATGATGTCTAGGTAAGAACTTTCAATCTGTTCATAAATCTCTATTACATTACTCATTATTCGTAAAAATAAACTCAAATAGTTCTGGGTTTAGACCCGCAAGCTGGAAAAGCATGTTTGATGTTACTGTCGTGAGGTACTCGTTACCTATTGTGGGCATTTCGTCATCGTTGTTCAGCCCAAAAACCTCAAACCCAATGTGGCAAATTTCGTGGAGAAGAGTGCTTTTATAATCTTCAACACTTTGGTTCGGGTCAATCGTTAGCTCTGCTTTTGGAAAATCGACATACCCATAAAGATTATCTTTGGTCAAAGTTTTTTGTACGATGTCAAAAGTTTTGATTCCTGTGTATACATGCATTGCATGCTCGTATTGTGATTTTTTTGCGGGACTCATTGTTGTCGGATTACTAGTCTTCCATAGTCAATTCTAATCGGTACGATGTACCGCGCTCTCCCGTTTCGGCTTTTCATTACGAACATACGAGCTTTGCCTTCGTCAAACTCCTGTTCCTTTTGGTTGATTGAGAACGCGAGGTCGCACACACGAATCTTACCGTATGAATCAGCAAGCTCCGCATCAGTAATTACATCAACCTCTTTTCCTTTGCGGTTGGTCTGAGTTGCGGTCCAAACCAAACACTTGTACTCAACCGCAATACCTCGTAGCTCTTGTGCGATGCGCTCCTGTGCCATATACTCCGACATGGTGTTATCGGCGTTGGTCATCAACTCTAGGTAGTCCACGATAATAACATCCGGCGTAAAGTTTTCGTAGTTGCGTAGCTGGTTGAGGTACGCCCGAAGACCAGTTACCGTTAGCCTTTTCGTAGGGAACTCTTTAATCTTAAGCCCTCCAACAGAGGAAGCATGGTTTTGGATTTTTTCTAGGCGCGTCTCCAACTCCTTCACATTCGCCTTCAAATCACTTTGCTTGATGTAGGTAAAGATACTATCAAGACGCTGCGCTACGCGGTCCTCCGACATCTCAAGCGAGATGTACAGAACATTCTTACCGTCAAGCACCGACCGTGCGGCTTGGTTCGCTAGGAACAGAGACTTACCAACACCAGGAGGAGCGACCACCATCGCAAGTTCCTTGCTAGCCATACCACCTTCTAGTTCTTGGTTGATAGTTTCGAAAGGAGTGCGGAACTGAGCGTCAATGGAGTTGTTAGTAAGCCTTTCGTATCGACCTTCAACATCGCTGAAGTAGTCTGCACCCAGGTCTACATCCCGACTGACGGAGAGAGCCTCACGAATAGACTCCTCAATCTTGCCGAACTTCTTTTCTTTGAGAAGCTCAATGGACCCCATAATGGCGTCTTTAAGGGACTGCTCTTTTGCAAACTCCTCTACCTTATCAAGGTAGAAATCCTCGTTCGCGATGGACTTCTCGTCAACAGCATTGATAAGATTTAGCTCATCTTTGTAGTCTGACAGAAGCTCGTTGTCCGACTTCACGGAACGAATACACTCAAGGATTTGTTCGTCCGATGGAGAAGTTTTGTAGGAGATATAGTAATCCTTTATCGCTCGCCAGATTTTTTGGTGGGAAGGGAAATCAAAGTACCCTTCCTTAACCATCGGCATTGCCTGTATGAGAAAATTCTCATCGGACTTGGCGAGGTACAGAATACCTCTCTGAATAGATTCCTGAAACTGATATACCATTATTATTGTTCTCCGGTTGAACCGAAGCCCCCTTCGCCGCGTAGGGTTT